TACATGAATTTGGAAACTGGACAGAACAATATCAAAACGAAAATCCATTTCCAAATCCATCAGATTTTCCAGATACTCCAGAAGGCTGGCAACAGTTTTTAGAAGCCAAGGATAATTGGTATAGAACATATTATGAGACATTAAAACAACAATCGTGGTATGCTGAATATGAAAGACAAGTTCGTGGAATATTGACACCAAGTCAAATGCAGCAAGCGTTGGATTGGATTGCAAACCTAATTGGACAAATCGAATTAGCATTTGGGTTTACATGGACACCAGCATATGCTCCGCCATTTCTTGGACCTATTTTAGGTGTCCTTGGTGATGTTGGATCAATTATGTGGTTAGTATCTCAATTGATGACTGTATATAATGAAGGAAACTGGGAAGAAATTCCCTTTCTGGGAACACAATGGTGGAACGATTGGTTTTCTGATAGGCCAAGCATAACATTTGATGATTATGCACCTTATCTTCCCAATGAATTGGATAGACAGGCGGGTCAATTATTTGGTATCAGGCCAACTGATGCCTATCAACTAGGAAGTGATTATGTAGATGACCTTGCCGACAGTTTGTGGAGGAGATGGCACGGCTATTGGCCAGGTAACCCAAGTACATGGAGATGGGGTGGGCCGGGGGAATAAATAAAAAACTACATTAATTTAATATTTTATTTTAATTTTACAATTGGCATACAAAACAATTTACAAACCAAAAAACATAGAAAAATATGTTGGCGATCATACAAAAATAAAGTGTAGATCCCTTTGGGAGAGAAATGTTTGTAAATTTTGTGATGATAATTCTAATGTAATTAAATGGAGTTTTGAGGAACTTCCAATTCCATATATGAATCCATTAGATCAAAAAATTCACAATTATTATCCAGATTTTTTAATTAAATTTAATACAAATGGTTCTATAAAATCTTGGATGTTGGAAGTAAAACCAAAAAAACAAACAATATTGAAAGAGAACGCATCAAAAAAAGAAAAAATAACTTGGATAATAAATAACGCCAAATGGAATGCGGCTGATAAATATTGTAGAGCCAATAAAATGGAATTTAAAATAATAACGGAAAAAGAAATATTCAATGACCTCTCTTCCTAATTTCAATTCTATAGATAACATCAAAAACTTTTTTGCAAACCATAATGGTTTGCAGTTGTCAAATAGATTTGTGATGGCTATTAGTGGATTGCCAAATGGTGTTTCGACAACTGGAACAGTCGAAATACAGGCAGAACAAGTTGAATGGGGGCCAAGAGCCATGTATTTTGTACAGGACAGTTTATCTGGTTATGGAAACGGAAGATTGGTTCCAAGAAGTCAACATATTTTAGCATCTGGTAGTAACGGAATTGTTGCAACCTTTGCAGTTACTAATGACAATTATATTTTAGATTTTTTTAATAGATGGTTTAATTATTTTTATTCAAGTTTTCAAAATAATCCAAGTAGACCATTTATTTTACCATATTATGGTGATGCAGTTGCTCCAGTTACTATTAAACTTTCATTATTAGACCCAAATGGAAATAAAAATAGTGAAACAACATTTTATGAAGTTTTTCCAGTAGAAACGCAGCCACTTTTTATGAGTATGATGAAAGCTGATACTTACATGAGATATGTCGTGACATTTGGTTTTAGAGATTTTACAATGGATTTTAATCCACCAAATTAATATTATGAATTCTTTAAAAAATATTATAGAAAATAATTTTCCAATTTATGAATGCGTTTTGCCTTTTTGTAAAAAAACAGTAAAATTCAATCCATTTAAAGTTAAAGATGCAAAAAACATTTCTTTAATTTTATCAGAAAATTCAAAAAAAATATCTTTGAATGGAATGATTGATCTGCTAAAATCAAATTCAAAAGGCATAAATGTTTATGATTTATGTTTAGCTGATGCCGAATATTTGTTTTTATGCATGCGTGCAAAAAGTGTCGGTGAAACTATTAATTTAATTTTAAATAAAAAAACTATTTCCATTAATATACAAGATATAAAATTTAAAAATTCTTTAAATGAAAAAACAATTAAAATAAATGAAAATTTTTATATAGAGATAAAAACTCCAACTATAGAATTATTATCGAAAACAAATATCGATGATAAAATTGATTATATAAAATGTTTTATATCAAAAATAACTGTTAAAAATGAAATTTTTGATTTTAAAAAATTTGTACCAGAAGATATAAAAGAATCATTAGAAAATTTACCATTGTCATTTTTAAATGAAATGGAAAAGGAATTTAAATTACAACCCGAACTTTATATTAACATAGACACCGAAGAAGGAGAAAGAGAGGTGTCTGGTATCCTAAGTTTTTTTACTTATCCATGAAATTTTTTGATTTAAAAGACTATTATCAAGTAAATTTTAATTTAGTAAATAATTATAAATGGTCTTTAAATGATATTGAAAATATGATGTTTTGGGAAAGAGAAATATACATAAACCTTTTAGCAGAACATAATGAAAAAATAATGGAAAAAATTAGAGTTTCCGGAAAGAGTTAACATGGAAGAAAATCAATATCAATCAGCAAATATAGAAGCAGAAAAAACAATTTTAAATGCAAAATTGCAAGTTGAAAACTTTCTTACCACGCAAGAAAAAGTAAATTCTAGTTATCTTGAAATAGAATTACCAGAAGCTACAATTTCAAATCCACCATCTTTTATTTCTCAATTTGCTGCAACCGAAAATCAAAATAAAAATAATTTAAATGTTGCTCAAATTCAAGAAGAAATGCAGCAATCTTATTTTAAAGAAACACAAAATTTAAAAAATCAAATTGACCAATCCATAATACCATCGTTGCAAGATTTGTATGCATCATTGTCAGATAGAACAAAAAAAGATGATAGCAAAAAATTTGTAGAATCCAGACCAACTTTTATTCCACAAAATTTATTTTTTACTGCAAAAAATTCTTCTATTGCTAGTGCCCCATCTTGGTCATAAAAAAAGCCCCTTTCGGGGCTTTTTTCAATCGTTATCCATTTCAGAGAAATACTGGAGTGGATCTTTTTCTTCAACGTTATCGACTACAGTTTCCTCAACATCATCTTCGATGTTCTTTGATTCAGTAAACTGCGAACGAATATCATCGCCTACAGACTTCTTTAGTCTTTCTTGAAGTTCAGCAAAGCTCTTAAACTGACTCTTATCCACAAAAGGCTTTAGCGGATACTGCTTTTTCCAAATTTCTTCAAGCTTCTTATCATCCCCACCAAGCAATGGTGCAGGTGAAGAAAATTCACTTCGGTCGTAATTTACGTAGCCACCGACATTTCTAATCTTAATCTTGAAATCTGCACCAGTCCAGAAGTTAAATGGATCAACAGCAACTTCATCTTGAAATTCTGGATGAGCAAGGCTTTGAATCTTTTGAAATATCTTGGTGCCATACTGATAAAGGAAAACCTTTCCCTTATTTTCCGGGTTAGCTGGGTCTTCAATAACAAGAATATTGGAAATATACGTCAGCTTACGCTTTCGGTTTCGTGCAATATTTTTGTCATCCTCAATACCGCTGTTCCAAAGCTCAGTGTTTGCTGCACAAACTGGGCACTTTTCTCCAATGGTAGTTGGGCAGTTTTCATAGAACCAACCACCCTTCCCCTTGAAGGTATGGCTGTATACTGCTACGAATGGGGTGTCTTCGCCATCAATTTCAGGAAGGAAACGAATTACAGCGTAACCGTTGCCAGCCTTATCAATACCGGGCTTCCAAAGACGATCATCCTTATAACTTTCCTTGGAGGTCATCTTATCAAGACGCTCCGTAAGAGATGCGACTGAATTTTTACTCTTCTTTTTAAAATCTGAAAAATTTGCCATAATAGTGAACCCGAGGGTCTACCTCGGCCTTTCTTTGTTTAGTTTACCATAATTACCGAATTAGTCAATAGGTAATTTTACATTTTTTTTATTTTTAAGCAAATGTAAATTTTTAGCTTCTTGTTCAATTTTTTCAATAATTGGTTTTGTCAAAAGTTTTCCTGAAGAAGATGGATCTATTCCCATCTCATCAGATAACTCTAAAACACATTCCATGAATGTTGAATTTTTTAATTTTACTTTATCTAAAACTTTTTTAGAAAATTTTTCTTTTGCAGCATCATCCATATACATTTTAATTATATCCTCTATTAAAAATAAATCAACATTTAAACCTTATAAATATTCTAGAACTATTTATAGGGAAAATACATGGCATCAGACAACGACGACAACATTATTATTGAAACAGCAGGTTTAACAGCCGCAGTAGCAACAGACGTAGCTACATTTTCCGGTGTAACTGCCCACTTTCAAATATTAAAACTTGCGCACGGTAACTGTGGTATTGCAAATATGGTGTCAAGTACATCACCTCTACCGGTTACTGTTAGCGCTGGTTTGACTGCAACCATAAGCGGTTTCAGCAGCCCCATAACTACACAAGGAACTGCTGGCGGGTATCCTCTTGCGGTTAGTGGCACTATAGTTGCCACCGGTATAACTGGATCTCCTGTGTATGTAAAAACATTTACTGGAAGCCAAGTAGAAATCACAGGAGGACGTTTATACACCACAGCAGATTCAATTTCTGTCTATGGGCCAAGTGGGGCCACCATGCTGCCTGTAAAATTGGTCGGGTCTACTGGCTGGAACATCGGTACAGTTGGCGATGCTATTAAAGTTTCTATTACTGGGGCAACTTTTGAAGCTACCATTCCATCAACAGTAACTGTTGTTGGTCTTTCTGGTGCAACTGCAGTATCAGTAACTGTTGGAAATACCGCAAATATAAATGATACCAATATTTTAAATGGTATAACTGCCATGTATGGGCAAATTGTTGGGTTGAGAGCTGACTTTAGTGCTTTGGGTGTAGGTAGACCAACAACACTAAAAACTGGAAAATTGACTACTACAGCATCTTCTGCAAACCAAATGGATTCTGCGGGATATACTTGTCTATCTGGTATAAACATAAGAGCTCTTTCTACAAATACAGACTTTGTTTATCTTGGAAATACTTCTGCTCTAATTGGAGCATCTTTTGGTTATGCTCTAGATCCAGGAGAAAATGTTTTCTTAGATATTCAAAATACCAATACTGTTTATGCAATATCTAATACAGGAACACAAGTGATAACTTATATGGCTTCATAACATGCCATCTTATACACTAAACATAACACAATCTTTACAAAATTATGGTTTAGAAATATTTGGAAATACTCTAGACCCAGTATTTGTAAAAGGAACAATTGATTCTAAACCGAATGTATCAATTTCTGGTGCATCTTGTTTTATTGATTACAGCAATTCTTACAATAATTCTGACAGAGTATATTTGATTAAAATGTTCAAAAATACTCCATCTGGAACCACATTTTATTTTTCAAATGGTTTATATTATGATGAAATATTAAATTATAGAACAGAGGTTTCAGGAATCTTTTCTTTGGGTGGCATTACAAATTCTGATAGATTAATAATAGGAAATATTATTTCTGGTTTTACTTCAGGAAATACTTATTCTTTTTACACATCAGAAAATTTTGTCAATATACCATCTTATACAACTGGATATACTGGATCTACATTATCCAATTACATTTTAAATAATATTGTCAGTTCTTCAGAAAAATCTTTTACCGATATGGGAATATTAGGAGAAGAATTTGATAAAGAAGAATACCTTGAAATTGTAGGATCTTCTAGCAATGTTGGAAAACATAAATTAAATTCATCTTTAAAATTAAAAGATAAAAAAGAAATTATATATTTTCAATCTGGAATAACTAGTGAAAATTTAAAAGCATCACAATGTATTTTAAATCAATATTTAAGAGGAAATGCAAACCCAACAGTTTTATCTCGTAGCAGAAGACGTTTGGGTTGTTATGTTGTCTACGATTCTAATGGAAACAAATTAAATTGTTTTGAAAAACAAAATGAATTGCAAGCATTTTTAAGAGAACAATATGAAAATTCTCTTTATACAATTCAATGGGTTGTATGTGACTCTTGTAGTAGGTTGGCAGATTCTTATTACTCTGCTTCAGATGTAGATAAATCTTTTGCTTTTGATAACTCTTTATTTCTTCTTATAGATCAGTATACAAATAATACAGGACAAATTGTATCGGCTCTTTATGGAAATTATCCTTCTAATATTAATACAACTTTAATAAATACCGTTGCCTTTACAACAGAAGTTGGTGTTAAAGTAGATTTAAGTCATCCATCGCTAAAAGGTTATTCTGTAACAGTTTATTCCGATGCTTCTAAAAATGTTGTAGTTACAGATGATATTTATTTTGTAGGAACACCCGGAACAGATCAATCTTGTATTTATTTAATAAAAACACAAGACTCTTCAAATTATTACAATATTAATTTTTTAGGAACAAACAATCTTTCTTTTGTTCTTACTTTTGCATAAAAAAACCCACCATAGTTGGTGGGTTTTTTCACAAATTATTAAATTTTTTAGCGGCTACGATTGCGAACCAGACGGTAGTATGAACGACCGTTGCGTGTTTCGCGTGTGATGGCGTAGTTCATGTCAAACCGATCAAACGCTTCACGGAGGTCATGCATCGTTGCGCGCATATTGCTCACACGGAAACGCTTCCGTGCCTCTCCTGCTGTAAGGGTGGAACCCGAACGCATGTAATCAAACACTCTCTGAATCTTAGTAGGACGATCAACTGTAGTAATTTCCATATAAATTTCCTTTCTTATAAGAAGTGCCCATAATATATCACCCATTGCTTGACTGTCAAGTATTATCCTAAATAATATGGACTGAGGAGACTCCCCTATGAACAAGCGGAATCGTCAGTTTGTCAGGCATGTGAAAAATCATATGGCAGAATACGGCATGAGCCTTGTCATTGGGCGTGGAAAAAAAGTAAACGTCGGAGGATACCGCTGTGTTGGTTACTTCGATGAAGGCAAAAAAGTTATAAAAATTGCAAAAAATTCACCAGAATTTATGTCCACTCTGGTCCACGAATATTGCCATTTTCTACAATGCATCAAAAAATGTAAAATTTTTAAAAAATCTGACAATGCTGGTATTATAATAGATGAATGGTTTAATGGAAAAGAATACTCAGAACAAAAATTGAAAAGAGCATTCTTTCTTGTTCGCGCCATGGAACGCGACTGCGAAAAAAGAGCAGTAAAAATTATTAAAAAATTTAATCTTGAAATTGACAGCAAGATGTATGCAAAGAAAGCAAATTGCTACATCTATAGTCATTTTCTGATGGAGAAGACTCGAAAATTTGACTCATACAAAAAGAGTCCCTATCGAAGTCCTATTGTTCTTAAAGTGATGCCATCTACAATGGCAGTTTTAAGTCATCGAACCATTCCACCTAAAATTTATTCAATATTGGAGTCATTCATCTAACGGTGGATGCTCGCTTACAAATTTTTTAAATGGTTGATCGCCATAAGGCCACCTATCGTTTTCATCTATAAATTTATAATGTACCAAAGAATCAAGATGATCTGAAAGCATTTTCAGAGTTGTGTCGTCTATATTCCATTTTACGTTATCCTCTTCATTTATTGCTGGAGCCTCTGCTGCATTGTGTTCTGCAACTGCAAGATCAGCAATCTTTGCAAGATTTCCAAGAATCTCTAAGGACTTGGCGCATTGATAAAAAAGATCCTTGTCTAGAGGATCTTCTTCTTTGCGAGCCAAGTTACGAATTTCGTAAACTAACTCTGAAATTTTCATAATTGTCTCCTTACGACAGTGTGAGGAGATACTTGGTTTGTTGTACGGAAGCAAGCATCTCATCTCTTATATTTAACAAAGATGTTTGATTGCTTTCTATTTCTTTTGGTAATTCATTCATTAAATAATCTTCAAAAGAGTCTAATACATTTTCAGGTGTTGTTTTAGAGGGACCATTAAATGAAAGTGTTTCTATTTCATTTATTTCTTCTTTTCCATATGTTCCCAAATAAGATTCAGTAAAAGTATCTAAAAGAGAATCTATGTTTTCATAAAGTTTTCCCAAAGCTTTATGTTTTGCGTATGAAGTTGTCCCCCAATGATGGAGTTTAATTTCATTTTGAAAATTTAAAAGTTTTTGAATGGAGGTCAATTTTTGTTTTCCTTGTATTGTTTATATAATTGTTTTAAAGATATCATCAATCCGTTTAAAGCATTTTTAATGTCGAACCAATTTATACCGCTTCCTTTTTCTGGTCCAAATTTATTTATAGGGCAGGAAAGAGTTGGCATATAAAGTTTTTGAGAAAGTGCTGCTCTTGGGTTTCCTATCTGACAACCACACCCCCCACCACACCAACCTAAATTCTCTTTGTCGGGATGAGGGTTTTTTAATTTATCACAAGAAGAGCATATATTTTTTCTTTTATTAAAAATTTTATTAGATACTCTTCCTTGTCTTATCAGAGACCATTCTGCTTTTAAATAAGATATTATGTGTTTAAATTGTAATTTTTGTTTTGTTGTTTCATTTTTTTGTTCTATTTCTTCAAAGTTTATATTTTTAGCAGGATTTTCATAATCTTCAATTGACAATATTTTTAAAGTATCGTCATCTAAAATTTTAATTGTTGCTAATTTTTGTTTTTGATTTTTAGTAAAATAATATAATTTAATGTCTGTCATGTTACATCTAATACCTCTATAAGAGAATCAACTTGATAATTTGAACACGCTTGTGGAAAGGTTGTGGAATTAAAAAAATCATTACTAACTGTACTATCACACGATGCAAATGGAACGTAACCTAACAGCGAACCCCCATAACCAAAAGTTGGAAATCCAGCAGTCACAAATGGTGAAACATCTTTAATGCACGTACTAAATTCATCTTTGAATGCCGTGCTTCTATTAAAAGTAAAACACTGCATATCGGCCGGTACTGATGTATAACAACCACCTGGTATATTATAAATCTGACTATTTTTTGGAAAACACATATTCATTGGATCTGTACCAATCAATGATCTTGTATAAACATTAGCTAAATATAAACCATCATAAATTGGCTCGTTAAACACTCCATCATTTGCAAATGTTATGTTAAAGGGTCTAATTATAGGTGTCAAAACTCCGGAACACCTTGCTTGTGTTTGCAAACCAAATCCCAATTTTAGAGTTATTCCATATGGAATAACTCTATTATTTGTAATAAAATCAAATAAATCAGTTCTACAATTTAAACTAAAAAATAATAAATTTGGAGTTAATACGGGAGAATAATTTGTAGCAATTTGAGTCGATGAAGGTATAAATTGAAAAGAATAATTGCTAACGCCTGTTAAATTATTTACAGAATCTGATGTTAAATTTGCATTTGGTGTGCAAGTGTTTTGTGGGTCTCTGATTTGGTAAGAATTATAACAACCTCGAAACTCTGCTATACCTTCTGCGGGATTGAGTAGATTCGTGCCACCTTTGCATTGATCTGTTGCACCGGGAGTAAAATTACAGATATTATCTGGAGTTGTGCAAGTGGGCGGTGATACATTTACCAGAGTGCCGATACCACCGCCACCGCCGCCAGTTCTGTTGAATTGACCCTGAACACCCTTAACCATCGTTGCAGTTTTTATTTCATAATTTACCGTAAGTCTCCAATGTTCCGGTTCACCAAGCCAAGTAGATCCTGCTGGTACCAAAGTTCCACTTGGGCATCTATATCTTGCAAAAAGTCCAGTACTCGCAAAACACGGATATCTTAATTTTAAAAAATTAGCTGTAAATCTATATTTTTTCCCAACACAACCGAGGTGTATTGGTCTGCAACACGTTCCTAAATCTGGTGGTGGTGGAGGAGGTTGCACATTACAGCAACAATACTTTTTTGGCATATAAAATATTTATAGCACAGTTATACCATCATCTGTTGTATAATAAATTTTATGAAAAACTTCATTACACCACTTTGAACACACTGAACAAGGCTTTGAATTTCTAAAATTTCCAAATCGATTAAATCTAAAATTTAGCAAGATAAGTTTTTTATCTCGCAAAGACTTAGGAATTTTTTTATACGCATCCAATTCAGAATGCATTTCGGCATACTTGTATCCCAAACGCACACTATCTGGGTGGGTCTTAAAAATATTTTGACCCACCGAGATAATTTTGCGCTTGTAAATTACAAGAGATATATGCTTTTTTTGACGTTCCATTGCCATCGAAAGAGGCTGGGCAATTGGAAGATAATTTTCTATGACTGTATCAATATTCATTCATTACATCGTCAACTTCAAACCCGGCTTATCGACCGACTTAGAAGGAGTGACGATTCCCTTATTCAAGCTCTGATCGTATTGATCCTTGAGTTCATCAAGTGGTTCAACTGTAAAAGCGACGAAGGATTTTGGAATTTGAACGCCTTTAGCTGCTTTAGTATACATTAGCCAAGGCATCAGACCGATTTGACCGCGTTCAAATGGAACAAGTACTGCAGGATCTTTTAAGTTCCAATGAGTTTCGGTTTCTTCGAAACGGGATAAAATTTCTTCACCAGAGTTTAGTCTAAATACTTTTACGTTCATATGATTCCTTTGTTAGGATTTATTATAGCATCATTACTTGCAATTGCAAATCAAAATAACATGAAAACATTTAAACAATTTTTAAACGAACAAAATCAAGCACAAACAGTCATTTCTCAAGTCAAACCCACAGAAAAAAAAGTTTGTGATATAAATGGTATTTGTAAAATTTTAAAGGTATACGAATCTGCAGGAAATGAAGAAAAAATATTGTCCCCATATGAAGATTCAAAAGGATTTTTGACAATTGGGCATGGTCATTTAATCACAAACGAATCACCCAAAATATTTCAAAGCGTGTTTACACAAGAACACAAAACTGATCCAGAATTTGGTTCCAAAGTTTTAGGTGGAAAACAAAAATTGACGCCAGAACAAGCAGATGCTTTATTAAAAAGAGATGTTGAAATAAGAATTCCAAAAGTAGAAAAGTTGATTCCCGGTTTTATTAATTATTCTCCAAAAATGCAGGGAGAACTTTTTTCGGAATATTATAGAGGGATGTTGGGCAAATCTCCAAAAGCGGTAAAAATGTTAAATGCTGGAGATTTGACTGGAGCAGCATCTGAATTTTTAAATGCTAGAGAGTACAGAGAATCTATTCGAGATAAAACAGGCATCGCAAAAAGAATGGAAAATCTTTCAAATGCAATGAAAGAAGAAGCAGAAGCAATCAGAATTAAAAAGGAAGAAGAGCTTCGTCAAAAATCCCAAGCAAAGGATCAGATGCCGAAAACCAAACAGGGATAACACCGGTCTTCCATTTAGCAAATCTAGTTTTTTCAGCCAAATAATATTGACGATAACCAATTACTGGATTTTTATTTTTGTACTGATCTGGCATGGCTTGTACAAACTGAGTTCTTTTGCCTCTTGGAATGTTGGCAGGTGGACTGTAAAGCCCGTCCATTAGCATGGCTTCCATGGAGTGCACTTTACCATACCTTGCAGAGTACTCTTTGCACAAAGAATAGGTATGCTTCCAAAGCCACATATAGTTCTTTCTGCTTTCACGAACCCAGATATTACATGGATGATTAATCATTGTGGCCTTGCAAATATTTTTCTTTGTGCAGATGCTGGTAGTATACTTTCTCTTACCAGTATTCACTACCAACTGCTCGCCATCAAGTACATGATGTGCTGTTGACAACAATTGACAAGATTCAACAATCATTTTAACTACATGCTTATCACACATCATCTGTGCTGCAATTTCGGGCTGTTCATCCAGAATAAAAATGTTCATATTTCGTGATTCTCAAAAATGTTGTTAATAGTGCGATTGACTTTTATTAGTGTACCACAGGTGTACAAAGAAGGCAAATTAAAAGCGCCAACATAAGAACAAGCCGAGCGAATTCCACCAAAAATTTCCTGTATCGTATTTCGTACAGATCCGCGATAGGGTACTTCAACTGTTCGTCCTTCCGATGCTCTATAATCGGAAAGCCCGCCATTGTACTTTTCATTCGCAGTTTTACTGCTCATGCCGTAGTGCAACATTCGGAGCTCTCCATGCTCACCATGTCGTAATTCGCCACCACATTCATCGTGACCGGCAAATATTCCTCCTGCCATTACAAAGGCAGCGCCAGCCACATATGACTTTGCAAAATCTCCGGGGTGTATGATACCGCCGTCAGCAACGATCCCAATATCGAATGCTTCGGCTGTCTGTGCACACTCTAATACCGTTGATAGTTGTGGATAGCCCACGCCTGCCACACGCCGGGTCAGACACATCGACCCCGATCCTATTCCCACCTTTACGAGATCTACTCCAACCTTTGACAATTCCTCTACCCCCTCGGGGGTCACGACATTC